AATCTATCTGACCTAAAAATTAGTCGATTTGGATTGGACATATTAACCTTAGGTATATTACCGCTAGCTCCATTAATATATGAAGGGGACACGGTATATAAATCGTCATTACTATTGTTCCCTTCAATTTCTTGACCAGAACTTTGTTCACTGTATTGATATGAACATCCGGCAATACTTCCTTGACTGATACCTGCCGTAATGCTAATGTTATTCGATACGGTCGTACCATTTCCTGTACCATATTCAGGAGCATTTAGAGTAGTCCATTCAGGTCCCATTGAATTATAATACGCGGGCCCTGTACTCTGAAAAGGTGTGTATTGAGTTGGGTCAGGAGTAAAAAGAAATGATGGATGATAAAGCGTAGTATTACTATTCGCATTATCGTCAGCGTACGATGCAACGTTGTAATTTACATTTAGAGGGGTAAAGTGTCTTTGAGGTACGTCATTTTGAGGAGTTGGTTGTATCGGAATATTTAAACAATACTCACCTTGAAATTGTAAGAACGCCTGACCATAAGCCTTACCAAAAAGAGGTCCCAAATCGTACTGTATCGTTTGTCTAGGAGTATGTGGGTCAACACCTCTTGTTAAAAATACTAATTGAGAATCCTCATCCCAATAATCAATTGGTTTTGGACTATAAATTTGGGTTTGAAGCTGCCCAATTACATTTAGTTTTTGACACTTATACCTTGTGACTTTTTCTAAAATATACCTATAAATTACCGAATTATTCTTTTCATTAGAACTTGCGTTATTATCAAGATAATCAACCGCCTCACTTAATTTCATGGTACCTATAACTTGGAAGTACTCCACCCCTGATTTAAATTTATAAGATGTGCCAGTCTCAGTACTCTTAAGGTCTAAGTTAACAGATTGTACTGCCCCATTACTTTTTTCATAAGTAATAGATGACGGAACATAAGCGGAAGTATTATTTAATAGGGTACCTGTAATTGAGGTATCTCCGTATTGATTAGCGGTTAGACCTGTAGTATTAGGGTCAGGTATTAATAAACTATCAGTGAAACTAACTAACTGACCCGGCGTTAAGCTAGTGTCCGCATCTACAAGAGTAATTAAGGGTAAATCGGTAAATTGGTTATTCGATTGATTTACTGTAACACTACCATAATCACTATTCATAATTGTCGTCTGTATCCTATTTGGTCTAGTACCTGAAAAATATCTACCCCTTTGATTAATGGCGTTGAGTGCTTGAGGCCAACTCACATCGTAAGGGGCTCTCATTGATTTCCCATCCACGATAGAATTATTTGATTGTATAGAAAGAGGACTTTTAAACCATTTATCATTAGGTATGTCTCCATTATTTCCCCATCCCGACACTAAATCCTGTGGGTTAGTACCGTCCCATCCAGAAAATAATGTTCGGTTCCAACTAGCAAGTAATTGTTTTTCTTCATCATTACCATAACATAGACTATCAGGGTTAATAGTTTCATAAAAAACTGAGTCATTAAGATTCGCCAATACTGATTGATTTTGAACCGCTGTTTCCTCCCATGCATCAAGAAGTTCTTCACCTTCAGGAACTAAATCGGGAGTCGCTGAACAAGAACAAGCCTCACAATCGGGATACGTCATCATAGGTAACGTTAACCTTTTAAATGGGTTTTCTTTAGGAATTCCCGTTATCGTTTCTTTACTACAGTTAGCGTTTACAAAAGGTATTGCATCTACAATTTTACATAAGACCCAAATAATTCCATTAACTAAACGTCTTACAAATTCAATGAGGGCATACAAAATAGGGTATATAAGTGCTAAGACGTGCATAATAGGTATTAACACTACTAAAACCGGAGTCATAAGATTTAATAATATACCAAAAACAAAATTAAGGAAATCGAAGTTTCTTTGAGCGTCATTCATGGGAAACCTATTATTCTCACTCATACACGCCCTATCAGTTATCTCTTTTATACCATAGTGAGAAGCTCTGTTCCACCCAAACTTAAAACGGTCAATATGTGCTGCTGTGGTATAAACTTTATTATAACCAAATCTATAAAATGTGTCTTCACATTTTATGGCGGCATCTTTATCATAATAATCTGTCCAATCTAATGAAAATGCATAAGATTTATTAAAATCTAAATTATTTAAATTTCCATCATCATCCGGAGTATCAGAACCCCAATGCTCTTTAATATTAGGTATTAAGTAATTGGCTCTCATAATTTGAGATTGAAGTCCCGCCTCATTTTGCCATTTTATCTTAAATCGATATTTACTTTCTGTTGGAATACCGACTTTTGGGTCGACAGACGTTACCCTTTCCCCAAATTCATTCGTGGTAATAAAATTCATATTCATCGGAAGGTCAATTAACCACGCACCGTTATCATCAATAACATTACCCCCATCCTCTAACCTGTACTGTTCAAGAACAGGGTCACCGTTCTCATCTTCCTGTATGGTTTGTCTTATCGCCAATATTTCGCCAGGGGCAACAACTGTGTCACACAAATTACCAGTGTCTTTTTTGGGTCGACAATTAGAGGTTATATAGTCACCCTCATTTGATGAGAAGATAGACCCCATGAATGATGCATGTGGTAGTATCTCTACCCCTTGGTCCGACAAATCGAAATCAACTCTTGTTATTCCAACGTCACACATGTCATCTTGACCCCAAAATGATGACACATCAATATCTTTGACTTCATTAAGTATTTGTGGTAATGAATCAATATTCTCAGAATCTTTAAATAGTTGTCCGTTAAATTGAGAAGGTACTCCCCTACCCATTCTTATTAAATCAGATGGTCTTAAAGAAAATTCCCCCATATTGGATAAATCTAAATCCATAACTAATTTTTGGTTGCCTAATGGTACACCAACAATCATAAAATCACCCGATTGATTAGTCCTTACAGAATACCTATAATACTTTTCATATACTTGTAGCACTTCTTTACGTGTTAAAACATCGTCTACAGTAGGAAATGTACCTGTCGCGTTGTGACCGTAATACTCATCTTTATAAGGTAAAAGATTATACCTATAACCATCTTCGTTTTTTGTAGTAGGAGTTTTATAAGGATATAATGTTGATATTATTGGGTCGGACTCATCCACACTATCTAAAGGTATAAAAATAGAAATATGAGCGTTAGGCACACCTAACCCCCCATTGGCGATAACACGACCTACAACGACACCATAGTCGGCACAAAACTGCGTGTATAAATCTTCTTGTCTTAATTTTAAAGACAGAATTTCTAACGAATCAAAATCTTGGTCAATTTTAACATTAATATTTCTATCAACACCAGGTTTTGTTCTTATTCTAATTGATTTTGGCATAATTAGTTTTTAAGATAAATAGTTATTCATCCTAATTTTAATTTGATTTTGTCAAAAGTATATGGATAGATTTAAGAGAAGTCGACATTTTTAAGTGACTTAGCCCTCACTTTGATATCGTTATTGGGAAAACGAATTTGGTACACTTGGTTTGGTTGTGCGAAAATTGTATCATCAATTAACTTTATTTCTTTTGTTTGACTATCAGAATATCTTTGTGATGTCTGTGAATTAGAATATCTACCCCCAACTTTTCCGAAAACTTTTAGGTCAGATAACGAAATAACACCAGGAATATCCTGAACTATTCTTCTAACATCTGAAACATTAACATTTGCACCTAATTGTTGTCTTTGTGGTGAAAAATAACTATCCACAGAATTAATAATATTTGTGATAATTTGTCCTTGATTTTGGGTCGAATCCATAACAACTGATAAGTCAAATTCTAAGTCCACTACGTTCGCACTTGATATAGAAATATAATCATTTATCATCCTATAATGTGATAAATAATTGGCGATATTTTGTTTTAATGTATTAGATACCGATTCAGTTAATTTACCTTGAGTATCATACGAAAGAATTTCAATTTTTATTTTATTATCCTCCTCAGTAATCGCAGCCTTAGCCGGTGCGCCATATCTACTCGGCATAGTCCTAACTAAAGAATTATAATCATTAACTGTAACTGCCCTTTTTTGTGCTGCAAAATTAAATGATACCATATTTCTAACTTCCTCAGCGGTCGGTAAATTACCACCACCAATTGCCGCGGTAACATTATTAGTTCTTAAACTTTCAATTACATTTTGACTAATTGTACTTGATGGTCCATTTACATCAAAAAATGTTGTACCGAATTGAGTTATTGTATCGACACCAATATTAGATGCCTTACCCCCACCAACTCGATATTGTACAAATAATGTCGTGTTAGCCTTAACAGTGACACCTAAACCAATATTATTTTGATAATCTTGTATTCTTAACGGAACTCCCGTTCTTGTGAATTCTTGTAACTGTTCTTCAGGTGTTGTAGTACCACCACCGAAATTTATTTTACAATACCCTTCAGGTGTATATTCAGAAACAAATCGTGTTTCAGTCTCAATATACTTTCCAACTTTAATACCTGGTTGGTCAGCAGGTTTAGTTGGGTCCTCAACAAATATTTTAGACTCAGCCAACGCATCGACTTCATACCATTTATTAGTTGAACTTATAAATTCATCATATGTAGGTGGTGACTGATAGTTAACACCATCTTTTTGTATTATAGAAGTTATACTAATAACATTCTTTTCAGGTAAAAAGAATTCAAAAAATGGTCGAACATCGTTATTATTAATAACCTTTTTAAAGGTTTTAGTTAAACCATTAACTACGACCTCTCTTTTGGTCATAGTATAATTTATTAAGCGATTATTCGCGTCAAAATTTGGCGTCTTAGTACGATTCGGGTAACCTTCACTATTATATTGTGAACTAAACTCAATGTCATTAGGGTTCTCAAATACTTGACCACCACCAACAAACTGAGAACCCGCTCTCATAGTACCCAAATATCTCTCATCTTCTTGGTCACCTAAAGCTGGTACTGTAATAGATACATCAACTAAAGCGATGGACGGTCTATTACCGGGTATTTTTAACCCATACGTTCTTGCGATATTATATATTGATGACTTCTGTTGTGCATATTGAAGTACCGTCTCTTGTATACTACGGTCCATATGGTAATGTAAGTTATCACCAATCGCAGCATTTAAATCCATAAATACCGAATAAATGGATGCGTCATTGAAATTACCTATTAAATCAGGGTAATATTGTTGTGTGTAATTTATCAATTCCTGTCTTAAGGATTGAAAGTCTCTATCTGTGTATGAAATTTTACGGTTAGCCATATACTATTAAATATTTATAATCACGAAATCTTTTGATGAAAATGTACCGCTAGCAATTGTATAGTCAATTCTTAACTTTGCAGTGTACTCAACCGCACTATCACTAGCCACTCTAAAAATTTGACCTCCTAACTCATCATAGTTTATTTCACCAGGTAAAGGTTCCGCCTCTACATAAGGTTCTATTGTAATATCATTTATTTGTAAATTAGGTATATACTTATCTACAGCTTGTCGGACATCGGCTTTTATGGCATCAAATGTTGGACCGTCCATTGGTTCAAAAATAAACTCATAAATACGAGTCCCAAAATCAGGTAAATAATACCTACTTCCTTTCCGAGTTAATATTAAATGTAGTAAATCCGCCCTAATCTCCTCATCAGTTGATTGAGTCAATCTAAGGTAGTCCCCTTGTAAACTATCCCTAAATGGAAAGAATACTCCGTATGTTTTACCGTTCGCCATATTTCATAAATATAAACACAGATTATTTTATCTAAATATAAAAGAAAAAAGGTTAGACGAATCCAACCTTTTCACATAAAATACTATTATTTTATTCCTTAACCTTCACATGCAACACATTGTAAATCATTTAGATTTAACTTTTTCCTTGCAAATGCCTGTGCCGAATTCATAGAATGTTGGTAATATAAAGTTTTAACCCCCAACTTCCATGAGTCAATAAGTAATTTATTAACATCTTTAGTCGGCATCTCAGGTGATACCATTAAGTTTAAAGACTGTGATTGGTCAATAAAATCTTGTCTAATTGCTGCCTGATTAATAATAGATGATTGGTTAATCT